AAGTCTGTCCTGCGCGAGATCGGCTTGCATGATGATGACGCTGGAACCGATGTCCGTGATCTACGCACCCTGATTACCGACTGGCGTGGCATGAAGAAAACCATCTGGCACACCGTGGCTCGTGCCGGGACGATGTTCGTGCTTGGCCTGCTCATGCTTGGTGCGTGGACTAAGATTAGCGGAGGTGACGAATGAGTGACGAGAATCCGGAACGCTACGAAAGCGCGAAAGAAGTAGCAGGCAAAGCCATAGGCCAGTACGGTCTTATGTACATCACGGCTATCGTGCTGATCGGTGTCGGCTCAAGCTATTTCCTCACTGAGTCTGCGATCACCGCTGTGATGACGATGGTTGGTGGTGCGCTGGTTGCCTTGATTAACATGATGAACGGTATCGCTGGAACTCAAGAAAAACCCGACCGCCCTGAGTTTGAAGTGATTCAACATTTGATCTCCAAGCTGGCTGAGAAAGAACCCCCCATGCGAGTGGATGTTGAAGACGGCAAGGTCACTGTGCGCAAGGGCGATGACATTACAACCATGAAGTCGGAGTAATGTTGTGCTTGATCCAATCACAGCCTTTGCCACTGCTTCTGCTGCTTTTAACTTCGTCAAGAAGGCAGTTGAAGCTGGCAGGGAGATTGAGGATGTAGGCTCGCAGCTTGGGACGTGGTTCGGTGCTTGCGCGGATCTAAAACAGCATGAAGAAGAATCCCGAGATCCTCCGCTGTTCAAGAAGCTGTTGAGCAAGGGTTCCGTTGAGCAAGAGGCGATGGAAAATTTGATGCGTAGGAAGAAGATCGAACAGCAGGAAAAGGAACTTCGTGAACTCATTGTTTACCGCTTTGGTGTTGATTCGTATCGAGAGATGATGGAAGAACGCAGGCAGCTAAAGGAAGGCCGGGAGCGCAGAGTCATGCTTCAGGGTAGGCGCAGGGCCAAGGCTATTCAGAACGCAATCGCTGTTGTGTTGATCGTAATTATTTTCGCAGTACCTGTTGCAGTATCAATGTGGCTTTTCGGAAAGGTTGAATAACAATGCTGACTCTACTCTCTACCCTTGCAAGTTTCCTGACCGGCGGTTTGCCGAAGCTGCTTGAGATTTTCAAAGACCGTGGCGACAAGAAGCACGAGCTTGAGATGATGCGCATGTCGGTCGAGCGCGAAATGCAGATGGCAGAGCGCGGTCTGGTTGCCCAGCAGCGAATTGAAGAAATCCGATCTGATGCAGCTACAGCGCAGGCAATGGCGTCAGAACGTCTGGCTCTCTACCAGCACGACACCGATATAGGCAAAGGCGCTCCCAAGTGGGTCATCGGCCTGAGAGCCTCGGTACGTCCGGTGATCACCTACTGCATGTTTTTCATGCTCTGCTTGATCAACGCCTTTGGCTGCTGGTATGCAGTTAAACAAGGGGTTCCGTTCTATGATGCGTTGGGCGTGTTGTGGACGGAAAATGACCAAGCCTTGTTTGCCTCAATAATTGCCTTTTGGTTCGGCTCACAGGCGTTTGGTAGTGCGCGTAAGTGACGCAGGAAAGCAGCTTATCAAGCACTTCGAGGGTGTCCACAGACGCCCTTACCTCTGTCCTGCGATATTGTGGACTGTGGGTGTCGGCAGGGTGCTTTACCCTGAGCAGAACAAGCTCAAGATACCCGAGCGCAAAACCTACCCACTGAAGCCTGAGCATGATAAAGCGTGGTCTGATGAGTCCATTGATCTCTTGTTTGACGCAGATTTGCTTAGGTTTGAGAGCGGCGTTTTACGACTTTGTCCTGATAGCGCTCTTAGCCAAGCACATTTCGATGCCTTGGTTTCCTTCTCTTTCAACGTGGGCCTCGGCAGTCTGCAAAGCTCTACCTTGCGGATGAAGTACAACAGGGGCGAGATCGAAGGAGCTGCCGATGAGTTTCTGAAGTGGGTTCGTGGAGGAGGAAGGATTCTTCCGGGCTTGGTTAAACGCCGGTCAGACGAACGCTCACTTTTCCTAAAATAACTGCTTTACTTCAGTAAACGTCCTGTTTTATACTGCGCCCTGTGCAATTCAGCACACAAAGGGCTAATAATATGAATTACAAAGACATTTGGCAGAATCTCTCTGCTATCGACTGCACTGCTCACGTTGAGAAAAAGAACGGCTTGTCCTACCTTTCGTGGGCTTGGGCATGGGGTACTCTCATGGATCATTACCCTGAAGCCCAGTATTCTTTTGACGCTCCGCAGGTATTCCCAGACCAGACCCAGATGGTCTTCTGCACTGTCAACATCGGTGAATGCTCTCGCCGGATGTGGCTCCCCGTGATGGATCACAGGAACAAGGCTATCCAGAACCCTGATGCCTTTGCCACCAACACTGCAATGATGCGGTGTCTGGTGAAATGCCTAGCATTGTACGGGCTGGCTCATTACATTTTTGCTGGGGAAGATTTGCCTCAGTCAGAACTGGATCGCCTTTATTCCCCTATTACTGAAGATCAATCTAAACAACTTCACGGGATGATTGCTTGTCTAGATGGCGACATTGATATGCCAGCCTTCCTCAATTTTTTTGGCATTTCGGTTATTTCTAACCTGAAGCAATCCGACTTCCAGAAGGCCAAGCTGGCTCTTGAGAAGAAGCTCGCTCAGAAGGGTGACGCATGAGAGTAATCAACGTAGAGCAGAGATCGCCTGAGTGGTTTGCAGCCAGACTCGGCGTTCCGTCAGCCAGCAACTTTGCGAAGGTTATTACTCCCGGCGGGAAGAAATCAACTCAAGTTGAGGGGTACTTGAATCGCCTAGTTGCTGACATTCTCACTGGTCGATCAGAGCAGCAGGAACCGAACGAGGCAATGCAAAGGGGAACTGACTTGGAACCTGAAGCAAGAGCCTACTATGAGCTGATTGCTGGCCCAGTGGAGGAAGTGGGTTTCTGCATCCATGATGACGGGTTTGGCTGTTCTCCAGATGGGGTGGTGGGTGATGGTCTTTTAGAGATCAAATGCCCACTGGCCCATACGCACGTTGAATACTTGAGAGAGGGAGTTGTGCCTTCGATTTATATTCCGCAGATCATGGGTCAGATGCTCGTGATGGACAAAAAGTGGTGCGATTTCCTGAGCTACCACCCGGACATGAAGCCGCTGCTTATAAGGGTGGGGAGGGATGACAAGTTCTGTGCTGTTTTACACGAAGCACTGAAGGAGCTGGTCGAGAACATTAAAACCAACGTGGAGGCATTCAAAAAATGAGCATGTTGGAATTGATGTATAAGGAGTGGTTTGGAGTTGAGTTCAGGGAAGAACCGGAAGAAATAAGGCATCTGGTAGGCGAGGTCTGGAACATGGCTCTCCAATCCGTAAACAGGCAAGTAATTTTAATTTCATACGACAATGAGGTGATCTAATGAGCTACGACAACAACAACACTGGCGCAATCTGGGGTAACAAGGACAGGAAAACGGACAAGCATCCTACTCATACAGGCTCTTTGAACGTTGAGGGAGTTGAGTATCGGGTAAGTGCGTGGGTGGGCGATAAGAGCAAGAACCAGCCTGCACTGTCTTTCAAGATACAGAAGAAGGAACAGAAGCAAGAACAGAAGCAATCTGCGCCTAAGCAGGAAATCGACAACTCAGATATCCCTTTTAATTGAGTCCCTTTTGAGTTTCTGCCATAATCTCCGGGACATAAACAATAGGAGTGTAAGTGATGGCAGAAAAAACATGTTTTAAGTGTGGCCGTTTGCAATCGTTAGATAACTTTTATAAGCATCCAACTATGGCTGACGGCCATTTAGGTAAGTGCAAGCAATGCACAAAGATTGATGTCACGGAAAACAGAACATCAAAAATTGACTATTATAGAGAATACGACAGGGTTCGTGGCAACCGGCAAACAAAAGAATACAGGGACTCAAATCGAGCAAGATACTCTGCTGCTTATCGTGCTAGGGAATTGGTAGCTAGATGTATCCGGGAGAAAAAACTATTTAGGCAGGTGTGTGAAATATGCGGCAACCAGAACACACATGCTCATCATGACGATTATGCAAAACCTTTAAATGTTAGGTGGCTTTGTGTCGCGCATCATTCTCAGTGGCATAAAAAATATGGCGAAGGAAAAAACAAAGACATGACAATTCAATCACAAAGGAAATAACCCATGCATCTTGGTCAACAGCTCCGAAAGTACATCGAAAAGAACTACTCTACCAAGAGTGACTTCGCTCGCGCCATTGATTGCAGTCCGCAGTTGCTGCATTCCTACATGCGTAGGGAGAACATCAAGTATTCCACGATCACTAGGATTGCTCGCAAGATGGGCATGGAGGCAGCAGACCTTATGGCTTTGCTGAGTGCCTGTGAGTGAGGGGTTTTCGTGGATAGTGAATAGTGATTTTGCTCTGAAGCAGTTTATGAATTTCGCCGAGGAGCATTACAACAAACACAAATACGTCATCTTTACTTGGAGGCATGGAAAGCAGCGGACACCCAAGCAGAATTCCAGTCTGCATGTGTATCTCAAGGAAGTGTCAAAAGCACTGAATGACGCCGGGTATGACATGAAGCGGGTGATGAAACCTGAAGTTGAAATACCGTGGGACGATGATGGGCTGATGGCTAAGGAGCATCTGTGGCGTCCGATTCAAAAGATCATGTTGGACAAGGAATCCACTACAGAGCCTGAAAGGGGTGACTACACGAAAGTGTACGAGGTCTTGAACCGTCACCTTAGTGCTAAGTTCGGTATCTCAGTACCGTGGCCTGTAAATGAAAAATAAACGAGGGCATCATGAAAAAAAGCAAAAGTGTACAACTGACCGAATCAGCACAACCTGAATATGTAAACATTTGCATCCGAAGCAGAATCGGCAGGTACTTATGTCGAGATTGGAAATTTAGAAACGACATAAAAAAAGCCCGTGAATATGGATCTGTTCGTAGTTGTATAACCGCAGTCGCACAAATGAAACCAGAAGTAAGACAGGATTTGCTTAATCGTGGCGCTCACATAGAAATGACAGTGCGAAGCCAGATCACGCTTCCGCCTTCTGCATTTAATTCTGCAAGCAAATCAAATGAACCAGATTGAATCGCAGATGTATGATCTCGGAAGGCAGGCTAGGAAAGCTGCTTTCCCGATTGAGGCTTGTAACTTGTCTATGCTCGACTGGAAAAGATCATGGTGGGTTGCTGGCTGGCACGATGAGGACATCGAAACCAAGGCAAAAGATGGCGAACAGTAAAGCCCGTTGCTTGCACTGTCGGGAGTATTTTTCATCAGACTCGGTTCTGAGGCTCCCGGCAGGCTCTTTTTGCTCACTCCAACACGCTGTGGATTACGGCAGGGCCAAGGCTCAGAAGTCCCGTGAGAAGGCTCAGGCTACGGCGCATAAGATTCAGAAGGCCAAGGTAAAAGAAGGTGATATCCGGCATCAACACAAGCTCACACAATCTACTGTCAACCGCCTTTGTCTCCTCCTAGATTCCGGCAAGCCCTGTATCTCATGCGGCAGGCCGGATCAGGGTGGACGAATGCGGAATGCAGGCCACTTCAAGTCGAGAGGGGCTAATAGCGGATTACGCTACGATTTACTGAATCTGCATGCCCAGTGCGTCCCCTGTAACCTTTACAACTCAGGAGCCATCGAAGGATACCGGCAGGGGCTTCTAGAACGCTATGGGAGCGCGATTGTCGAGTATCTGGATACATCCCCAAGGGTTCGATCATGGACTGCTCAAGAGCTGATCCAGATGCGATCTGAGGTATCTGAGGAAATCCGCAGGCTAGAACGGGGTGAGGAACCTTCCCTTGACTGGCGAAAAATAATTCAAAAAAGTTAGTCTAAGGGCTTTACACGCTAAAGCCACTGCTTTACAGTTCCGTCCACTGCCAGTCAAAAGGCAGACTACTGAGGAGCTGCAATATGAACAACATGATCTGTCTACACGCCACAACCGCCCACGGCGTCACCCAAGAGGTTTGCCCTGAGGGTGATCTGATGTCCTTTGAATCCTTCTGCAATTCCCTGCGTGACTTAGCAGACGGCGAACTGATCTCCTGCTGGGCTACACAAGCCCAAGCGGATGAGGTTGACGAAGAATACGGAATTCACTCATGAAAACATCGATAGCTGATTTCCTGACCGCCGCATGTGTCTACATCGTGTGGCTTTATATCCTGATCGAAGTCGTTGATGGGGTGCTGCAATGATTAACCGCGAACATGGTTCACCGTTTGACCGGGGTGGCGCTGACAGCTACTACAGACGCAGGCAATTGCCGCACAAGATGGTTGGCAGTGACCGGGTTCTGCTCACTCCGGATTCGGAGGAGTGGAAAGAGTACATGGAGGGCTATCAACTCAACGAATCCATAGGCAATCATAAGGAGTGGTAAATGGTACTCAAACAAATTTCATCGCATTTCTGGATGCTGTCGAGTGATGACGGGCTGGTGAAGTTAACGTGGTTCGGCGCAACCAAGGGTGAGGTGCTGGGAAGGTTTAACGCCTACATCCGCAGCGTTGATCTGGACAAAATCCGTTATAAGCCGAGGGTAAGCGTATGATCCGATTGATATCCCAACTAACCCTAGTCACTTTTTCCATGTTGACCATTTTTATTCTTTTAATCGCAATAACTGTGAGGATTGTATGATCGATAAACTGATTGCTGACTGTACCAAGTGGAGCGAAGACCGGCTGATTTTTAAGAATGGCCGGAGGGAAACCCAGTTTCTGAAGCTGGCAGAAGAAATGGGCGAGCTGGCATCGAATATCGCCCAGAATCGTGATGTACGCGATGACCTCGGGGATATTTTGGTAGTCCTGAACAACCTCGCACATATGTCAGGGACTACACTGGAGGAGTGTCTGGGGATTGCCTACTACCAGATCAAGGATCGCAAGGGCTTCCTGAACGGCAACGGTGTATTTGTCCGGGATGTTGAGGTGATGCGGTGAATAAGCTGATTAAGGTTGAAATTGTAAAGCCTAAGTGGCGTGGGCTGACTCTGGCAGAAGTGAGAGCCGCTATCGAATCAGTTAATGGTGTATCGCAAACGTATGATCCTGTGCTGCAATTTGCCCTGTATGAGTTTGCTTCAGAGCTTGAGGAATTGCTTATGGAGAAGAACGGATGACAGCAATCAACGAACAGGTGGGTGGGGATCATTACAAGCACATGCCTATTCAACCAATGGAATACAGTATGAAAAACAACCTAAACGCTTGTCAGCATACGGTGGTCAAATATGTAACCCGGTACAAAGTCAAAGGCGGTAAACAAGACTTGCTGAAAGCAATCCACTGTATCGAAATGCTGATCGAGATGGAGTATGGCGATGACTAACATTCAAAAGTGTAAATGCGATCCTTCAACATGGGGACATCGCGTTCCTGATATCTGCGAAGAATTCGAGCCGATCATGCTTTCGCTAGAACGTATAGTAAATATCTGTGATAACTGCCACCACAACGAAGAATGCCATGAACCTCAGAAATGATCGAAGATTTGTTTTAACTGATTCAGGCAAACGCAATCACCCTGACTGGGTGTCCGAAATCGAACAGCAAAAGCAGGAGTTTCTAAGCCGTGGTGGACGAGTTGAAGAAGTGCCAATTGGCGCCTCAAGATATACGAATACCTTGTCTGCAAAGCTCCGAGCAGCATTCTGCGCACACTCTAGCCCCACGAGTCAGGTACGAGTCAAGGCAGGGGACGCTGGTGCCGAGGATTGTTGAGTATTGGTGTACAACATGTGGATTAACTGTGGAGAAATGAAATGATCTGGAATCCGTGGAAGGAAATAAAGCGGCTGAACATTGAAATGGATTTAGTAAAAGAGCAGTACAAACTGCTGCAAACTAAACATCAGATTCAGACCGAGATGCTGAAACAGGCTCAGAAAACCCGTGGTAAAGACGGGAAGTTCAAGAAGGTATAAAAGAAAAAGCCCCGGCGAAGGGGCTAAAGCGGTGCTGCTAAGGGCTTACGGGGGGCATTGTATATGCTCCCTTTTTTTATGTATACTGCTGGATTCATAACAAAAAGCAAAAGAGGGTAAACACTGTGGAATTAAGACCGCACCAGATAAAAGCTATCGAAATGATCCGGCACTCACTGAGGACTGGACACAAGCGTCCACTGCTAGCAGCTCCCTGCTCTTTCGGCAAGACCATCACTGCTGCGTGGTTACTCAAGGCTGCTGCGGAGAAAGGCAAGCGGGTTATCTTCTTTGCTGACCGAGTTAAGCTGATAGGCCAGACTGTCAACGCCTTTGAGGCGCTGGGTTTGGACTTTGGGGTAATGCAGGCCCAGCACTACCAGACCGACCACACGAAGCTGGTTCAGATTGCCAGCGTTCAAACAGTGGCTAGACGAGACCGCAAGCCGGAGTTCGATTTAGCCATAGTGGACGAATGCGCGACTATGTACGACTCCCTGACTCAACTCATGGAGCGTTACGATCAGGTGCCTTTCATTGGCCTCTCAGCGACTCCCTATTCAAAAGGGTTGGGCAGGGTGTATGACGATCTCCTAGTGCCGATCACGACTCAGGAGCTGCTGGATCAGGGATATCTATGTCCTGTTGATTACTACGGTGGCAGGTCGGTATCAACCAAGGGCATCAAGACTAAGGCACTCAAGACGGGTGGATCTGACTACGACCCTGAAGCGCTCTCTGAAGCCATTGAGAACGACAAGGAGTTGGCAGGTGACATCGTGCTCAATTGGCAGCGACACGGTGTAGGACAAACCATAGCCTTCAGCCCATCCATTAAACATAGCAAGTTCCTTGTTGACCTGTTCCTAGATGCAGGGATATCAGCTGCTCACATTGACGGGTACATGGATGAGGAGGAACGGAAGAAGCTGTTCAAGGCCCACGATGCCGGGACGATTAAAATCCTGAGCTGCTCAAGACTTCTTAATACCGGCTATGACGCTCCGACTGTACGCACCCTGATCGACTGCTTTCCTACTCGCTCACTTATTGTCTACCAGCAACGCGCTGGACGTATCTTCAGGACTGCTCCCGGCAAGGATAAAGCAATCTATTTAGATCACGCTGGGAACGTAGCTAGACATGGGTTTGCTGAGTCCCTGATTCCGTTTGTACTGGACGATGGTGAGCAGAACTTTCGAGAGGAAAGGCAGATCAAGGATAGGGAGGAAAAGGAAAAGCGAGTACAGACATGTCCCGTGTGCAAGAAGCAGATGATGGGCATTCGATGTGGGTGTGGGTATACGATCCCGATTCGTGAGCAGATCGAAACCGATGGGACGATGCTGGAGAAGTTGGAGAAGGTCAAAACCTACACGATGGCTGAGAAGAGCGCATGGTACTCCTCCCTGCTCCGCTACGCTCGATTCAAGGGCTACTCAGAGGGCTGGGCTGCTCACCAGTACAGGGAGAAGATGGGCGTCTGGCCGAGGTCTCTGGTGGTCGATGCGAACAAGCCCATGCTACCGGAGGTTGAGGGCTGGATCACCCATAAGCAGATCAAGTGGGCGAAGGGGAAGGAAGCTCACTGGATGAAAGACTAGTGTTGCAGTGCATTAAAGCATGGGGTTTAATACATCCCATAGCAGCACAACAACAGAGGGCGCCCCTCGACGAAAAAAATATAGTTATCGTACAGTGAGTATATTTATCGCACGACCAGCAACCGAGAATAAACAATGAAAGGCAGACCAAAAGGCACTCCTGCTCCCAACAAAGGCAAGTCACACAGACCACCATCTACCACAATCAGCGTCAGGCTTCCTGTATCGCTGCTGGAGCAATCAAGAGCGCAGGCCATAGGGTTAGGTATTACTTGGAATCGTTTTGCTGTACAGGCGATTCTGGAGGCTATGGAAGCAAGAGAAGAAGTTAACAAGGCATAGCAAAAAGGGCTTGCAGAGGGTGGGCAGGCTGATTAAAATAGCAACGTCAGACGAAAATCTGGCTGTCACTGTGAGAGGTGACTGAACCGATCAAACTAACAGCCCGCTTTGGAAGCGGCTGGTTTGGAAATGGTTACAGGGGTAGTTCCCCGGTTCAGCCGCTCTCATGCCAGCCAGTCGCTCCTAAAGCGGGCTTTTTCGTTTCTGACTCGCCACGGAGAGATATGTCAGGGCTTGTCCCACACTCACCGGCCGTGGTTAAAGCAGAAGAAGATAAGCCCACGCTGCAACTGAGTCTGAAAGGCATTACAGGGGCTGGACACCGATGATGGTGGAATGATGCCGAGTTACGCTAGATCATCCGATGCGTGACTGTCAAAGCGACGGGATAACTCCGACAAGTTATCGTGATTGTTCTGGCATAAAGACCAAGGGCTGATTCGTCGGCTCTGGGGTCTTTTTGTCTTTCGCTCAGGGGATTCACCTCCAAGTTATCTAGTAAATATATAGTATTAGGGGATGGGGATGGGGCATCAAGCGCCTGCTTTATTCCAGTACATAATGGAGGGTTAAGCAATGTATTTAATTAGAAACCGAGGCAGCAAGCAGAAAGCGCATATTTGGACGGGTAAGGATACTGTCTGCCGGATGTGGTCAACGGGCGGGATGAAGCAAGAGTCGTTTACTGTCAACAAAACCACGCTTGGCAAAGACATTTGTTTAATGTGCAGTCATATTGGGCCAAGGTGACAATCTTCACACAACGGGTTAAAATATGACCATGACACCTGAGCAAGTATTCGAAGACATAGCTAATCTACTGGACGACTCTGACATCTCGGCAGAGGATGCTATGAAGATATGTTCTGCCATCTGTATCGGGATTTGTATAGACTCAGGCAAACCCAAGCAGGTTTACATCCAGTACATGTCTGACGCTTGGAATTATTTCAGCAACCACCGGAAAGAGGAGTTGACGTTATGCCAATGAAGAAAGGTTACGGTAAGAAGACTGTCTCAAAGAATATCAAAACTGAGATGAAGTCAGGTAAACCACAGGCCCAAGCTGTAGCAATGGCTCTGGACTCTGCCCGTAGATCGAAGAAGCCCAAAGGGACGCTTGAGTAATGCCAGCCGGAAGACCAAGCAAGCTGACTCCCGAGATCATTGAACGGGCATACGATTATCTCCAACACTTTGAAAAGTATGGAGATGTTATCCCGTCTGCTGCCGGGCTTGCTGTCATCTGTGAGGTTGCAGAGCAGACTGTTTACAACTGGGACTGTGAAGCCAACGCTGAATTTTTGGGGTTGTTAGCAAAAATTAAAACCAAGCAGCAGCAAGTGCTGATTACCAAGGGGCTTTCAGGGGACTTTAACGCAGCAATCACTAAGCTGGTTCTGAGCAAGCACGGATACCATGACCGAGTAGAACAGTCTGGCCCAGACGGCGGCCCGATCAAGACTGACACCACTTGGACGATCAAGGTAGTCGATGCCTGAGATGAAGATCCCTCGAAAGCTCTTGCCGCTGCTGCGAAAGCCCAAGCGGTTCAAGATTGTTATCGGTGGCAGGGGATCAGGCAAGAGTCAGTCAGTCGGTGACATCTGCCTTATGGATGCGCAGACCAAGGGGATCAGGACGGCTTGCTTCCGTGAGTTTCAGGTAAGCATGGATGACTCTGTTCACGCTCTCTTGTCTGCTGAGATTGAAAGGCTAGACCTACAGGGTTTTAAGGTTCAGGCCAGCTCCATCCAGCACAACGGTCAGGATGTTTTCAAGTTCCGAGGTCTCGCTAGAAACCCGGAAGGCATCAAGTCCATGCACGGGTTTAAACGGTTCTGGGTGGAAGAAGCCCAAACCATCTCCTTCGATTCTCTCAAGGCTCTAACGCCTACGCTCCGGTCGGAGGATTCCGAAATCTGGATGACAGGGAACCCAAGGCATTCGTCCGATGTATTCTCCCAGCGATTCATCAAACCTTGGGAGAAGCAGTTGCGCAGGGACAAAATGTACGAAGATGACCTGCATCTTGTCCTGTGGGTGAACCATGACGACAACCCATTCTTCCCGGACGTACTGGAGCAGGAACGGGCCTATGACCAAGCCAACCTGTCAACCGCCCTTTATCGTCATATATGGCTGGGTGAGTATTACGACGAGGTAGAGGATTCAATCATTCCGGTGGAGTGGTTCGATGCTGCAATTGACGCTCACGAGAAGCTAGGCTTTAAACCTGAGATTCGAACGCTGGCATGGACTGGGCGCTTGAAGAATCGAGAAGGGCTGGAGCAGATTGGTTTGTGTGGGACTGTGACGGGATGGGCATTAGCTTAAAGCGTCAGGTTGAGCAGGCACTGAGCGGAACCAAGGTGCAGTGGTGGATGTTCCGGGGTAGTGAATCTCCCGATGATGCCGAATCTATCTACGCAAGTGACAAGGATCAGCACAAGACCAACAGGGATACGTTCTTCAACAAGAGAGCGCAGTACTGGTGGAAGCTGCGGGAACGGTTCGAGGCTACATGGCGAGCAGTTGAGCAAAAGAGATATATCAATCCAGATGAGATGATCTCACTCTCCTCAAGCATTGATAACCTTGATCAACTGAGGGCTGAGGTCTGCCGTATTCCCTTGAAGCGTAACAATAATGGTAAGATACAGATCATGAGCAAGATTGAGATGGCTAAGAAGCCGTATCAGTTGCCGTCTCCAAACATGGGTGATTCTCTGATGATGTCGATGTACTCACCCAAGGCTGCGCTTTCGAGTGTAGCTACAATCAAATTCGCCGGATGGGGTGGAAGATAATGGCCGAGTACGAAAGCGGTTCCGAGATGGACTCGAAAGACGATAGTTATATCAGCAAGAAAGCGTCCGAGATGGGTGACGAAATCTACGATGAGGGCGATAAGTATGACTCTCACGATGACGTTATCAATATGCTCAAAGCTGCTCAATGGGCTGACCATGACAACCGCGAGAAGGCCCGAGAGGCTCACCTGTTCGTTTCTAAGAGAGATGGTCAGTGGGAACCATACTGGTGGAACAGCAACATCAACAAGCCACGTTACACGTTTGACATGGCTTCACCCATTGTTGATCAGATCGCCGGTGAGCTAGAACAAGCCGACTTCGATGTGAAGGTCTCCCCTGCCGGTGGAGCAGCTACGAAAGATATCGCCGAGGTCTATGATTCGATCATCCGTAACCTTGAGACCATATCAAACGCTTCGCTGGTTTACGCTCAGGCTGGCCGTGGTGCCGTAACGTGTGGCTTCGATGCGTGGCGAGTAGTGCAGAAGTTCGCTGACGACAATTCCTTTGACCAAGACCTGCTAATCGAACCGATTGGTAATGCGATTGACCGGGTGTGGTTTGATCCGTCTGCCCAGATGCAGGACAAGTGCGATGCAAGATACTGCTTTGTTCTGCATCCGATAGCTACCAGTGAATACTACCTGAGATGGCCGGAAGGCTCGGGTTCGAGTGTATCGGATGACCGTGAAAGCGATGCCTACTACGACAAGGCTGAAGTGGTTGTCATTGGTGAGTTGCTGTACATCGAAGAAGAAATGCGCGAACTGGTCTTGATGAGCAACGGTCAAGTCCATGAGGTCAACGATGACTTCGAAACCATCACAGATGAACTGGAAGCGATGGGTGTCACCGAGGTTAGGAGGCGTGAGCGTAAGTACAAGAAGGTCTGCTCGAGGCTGTTCGATGCTTCGGACTGGCTGGAGGATGATCGGGATACAGCATTCTGTTATCTGCCTGTAGTTCCTGTTTACGCTAACTTCAAGATACTCGAAAACAAGACGATCTATTACGGCGCTGTCGAGAAGCTCATGGATTCACAGCGAGTCCTGAACTATTCACTCTCCCGTGAGATTGAGGAAGGCGCACTGGCTCCACGGTCTAAGTACTGGATGACGATGGCTCAAGCTGCTGGTCACGAACTACAGCTCCAGACCCTGAATACCAACAGCGATCCGGTACAGTTCTACAACATCGACCCGCAACTCCCCGGCCCGCCACAGCAACAGGGTGGCGCTCAGATCAACCCCGGACTTAGGACTATCTCCGAGGCCATGAGGGGAATCATTGGAATGTCTGCGGGTTTGTTCGCTTCCAACATGGGCGACAATCCCGGTCTCCAGTCTGGTGTTGCTATCGAGCGGCTACAGAGCAAGGGCGACAATGGTACTCACAAATACTTCCAAGCACTCGAGATTGCCATTGCATATACAGGGAAGATTCTAGTCTCCACGATTCCGAAGGTTTACGACAACCAGCGTCAGATGAGGTTGATGTACGAAGACGGATCAATGGAGATGAAGCCGATCAATCAGGAGGTCATTGATAACCAGACGGGTAAGGTAGTCAAAGTAAATGACTTGTCTGTCGGGACGTATGACGTTGTTTGTAAAGCTGGCCCAAGCTTCAGGAATCGTCAGGAACAAACACTTAGGACAATGCTCGACTTGGCGCAGGTTGATCCAGACATCCTCAAGCTCGGCGGTGATCTCCTGTTGAGGAACGTAGTGTCCCCTGTTGCTGACGCTCTTGCTGAACGTAGACGGGCGCAGATGCTATCTCAAGGCGTTATCCCTGAGTCCCAGATGACGGACGAGGAGAAGGCCGAGATGCAGCAGAAGATGCAGATGCAAGGCCAGCAGCAAGATCCGAATATGGTTCTGGCTCAAGCTGAACAGATGAAGGCCCAAGCAGATCAGATGCGCGCTCAGGTTGAGATGCAGAAGCTCCAGCTTGAGATGGCTAGGATTCAACTGGAAGCCCAGAAGATACAAATGGGTCTCCAAACAGATCAGGCCAATATCCAGCTTGATTCGTTCAACGCTGAGACTAAGCGCATGGATACCCAGATCAAAGCCCAGCAGGCAGGGGCTAAGATACAGAGAGATCAAGTTGCAACCCAAGGCCAGCAGATCGACAACCAGTTGAAGGTCGTCAGTGCCTTGAATCCATTGGTGAGGTAGTTATGGCTCAGTCGGCACTCCGTCAGTTAGTACAAGCTCAAGATCGCCTAATGCAGTCTCGGTCAGGTCTTGGTCTCAGTGATGCTGCTCTGATTCAAGGTCAGGCAATACCTGAGTCCAGCAGGCTGCAGCGTTTCACATCCTTAGACGCGCCACAGGATATGTCCCTTGGAGAGTCGGCTGCTGATATTGTCATGGGCTTTACGCCGGGCATAGGCACTGCGCAGGGCTTTCGTGATTTCGAGCGAGCAAGACGCGATGACGATATGCTCGGCATGGCATTGGGAGGCTTGAGCGCAATCCCGTTGGCTGGCGGGATAGTCAAGGCTGGTAGAGGCATTGGCAGGGCTGCTGAAGGGGCTTTGGATATGTCGCAGACTTCTAAGGCACCAGCCAAAGTTAATGTGTCTGAAACGGGAATTATCAAAGGCGGCGCAGACCGAATGATGAGCCAATTGCCGGGGCGTAATGTACTTAATTTATGGATTGAAAAAGGTGATGAAGCAATTGAGTCTGGATGGAATACAACAGGTGATCCGGTTGTTGTTTTGGACAAGATAGTTATTGACCCAGACCTGCGGCAGCAAGGTTATGGGCGAAGGGTTCTCGAGCAGGCCATCAAGGATGCATCAGAGGCTCTCCCAGATGGGGAACTTAAACTTTTAGCAGAACCGTTGGGAGGAAAAGACGGCATTGATTCATATGATTTGGTTAAATTTTATGAGTCGCTAGGGTTTAGTGTTGATGATTATCAGCAGGGAATGTCTGGCGTCCCTATGTCGTTAATGCTCCGCTAATCGCAGATAGATTGACAATTTTTGTCACAATGTGACAGACTGTAAACAGGCACACGACCTTATCGTGGCGTTTTAAAGGGTACGCGACCCTATTCGTGGCAATTACCTATCAGGGGCAATCATGAGCAAAGAGCTGCAACCAGACGATGGCGGGTATTTAATCGAACAGGATGAACCGCTAGAAACTGAAGATCAGGAGGAACAGGAGGAGACTCCAGACCCTGATTCCGAATCAGCAACGGATAGTGTGAACTCAACGCACGAAAAACAGGTTGAGTTTACTGAGGAACAGCAGAAAGTCTTTAACGATGCTGTCGGGAAGAAGGTATTCAAGCTCCGTGAAAAGGAACGAGAATCCGAAGCTCTCCGCAGACGACTTGAAGAACTGGAAGCAAGAATTCCTCAGCAAGGAAGGCCGGTAGTTCCTGAATCGCCAGACCCGTTTGCGCTCTCAGATGTAGAGTACAGACAAAAGCTGGTGCAGAGGGATCAGGCCATCCGAGAAGCCGCAGCTTGGGAGGCGCAACAACAGGCACTGCAATGGCAGCGTCAGCAAGCGCAACTTGAGCAGCAACAACGGCAACAGGAACGACAGCAGACGGAAGTAATGGCCTATGCAGATCGAGCTAAGAAGCTCGGTGTCGCGGCGGCAGAGCTACAAGAGGCTGGAACTTTGGTAGCAGGATACGGGATTGACCCAGCACTGGTGGAGATGATTCTCGCTGATGACCATGGGCCACTTCTCACGAAGTATCTTGCGAAGAACCAGTTGGAACTTGAAAGGCTTGTGCAGATGCCAATAACAATGGCCGCTGTTCGACTTGCGACTGATCTGAAAGCCAAAGCCGTTGCCATGAAACCCAAGGTAACTAAAACGCCAGATCCGCTGAATCAACCCCGTAACTCGGGAGTCAGCCCAAAGCCGAGAGGCCCATCTGGTGCCACTTTTGAATAGGAGAAGCCACAATGGCTAACAATCTTAGTAGTAACATTACCCGAAAAGTCGCCCGAATCTTTCTTGATAAGTTTGAATCGGCACGAGTCCTGACGAAGACGGTTGACACCCAGCTTCTGTCCAACAAGTTCAATCCTTCGACTGGTTCGATTGTTGACTTTAAACGTCCTACTGACTACCGCAGCATCCGTACTTCTGGTGGTGATATCTCCGCTTCCACGAAGTCGGACATCATTGCTGGTAAGGCATCTGGTGTGGTTCAGGATTACTTCACTGTAGCTACAGAATGGACGAACATCGAAGAAGCTCTGGAACTGGATCAGCTTGATGACATCCTTGCTCCGATGGCTACCCGTCTCGTTACCGATCTGGAACTGGACTGGTCGAGCTACATGGTCAAGAACGCCAACTTGAAGTATGGCAACCCCGGCACTGCAATCGATGCTTGGTCGGATGTAGCTGGCGCTGCTGCCTTCATGGATAGCGTTGGTGTACCGATGGACGGCGAGAAGTACT